GTATCTTCCATTTGCTGTTTAGTAGCTGGAGGAGCGTCAGACGCATCAAAATCAGCAGAGAAAATAACTTTCCCTGCAACTCCAGCAGGAGCAAATTCACTAACAGTTCGTTTGTAGTAAAATTCCAAATGCGTAAACCGATACTTTTCCCATTGTTTAGCTTGTGTTGAAAGCCATGGGAAAGTCTCTGCTTGTCCAGGATTCATTGACAATGAATTCACATCAAAAGCTGGTTGATTAGCAACCGTAATAGCTTGAATGAACTCATCGTTTGAAACAGTGATTGATCGCACATTTTGTTGTTTGAAGGAAGTTCGTCCAATTCCAGACGCTTTTCCTCCTGCTCGCATTCCCCCACGAGCTCGGGGTTTTCGTACGTTTTTTCGTACAGATTTTTGTGGTTGTTGTCCGGTAGATGTTCCCTTTTTTGGGCCTCGTGCACGCCGGGCAGAACGTGACTTTTTTACTTTCTTGGCTGAACCATTTGTTGACATGGTTGAACTTTTATGGGGCTTTCGTGATCTTTCTTGTACTTCCCCACAAGATTGCGGTTGTAAAAGTTCACCAAGAAATAATTTCTCGTAAAACGCTGGTGGTTTTATGTTCGTTTTTGCTATTATCCAATCGGGATCATTTAGCAAAACTCTATCGTACTTAAGTACTAAATAGTCTATAAACGAATTAACATAATCACGCAAAGGAATATTAGTCCATCCTATCTGTAGGAGGGCACACGCTCGTTGTAATGTAACGGCGGGACAAAGTCCTTTTTTCTTTGCATAAAGCAGCGCTTGCATCAATTTATTGCGATTATACAATGGAACAGCTCTTCCGTGAAGGAATATAGTTTGAGCTGACAAAAAATCAAGGTCTTTAGCCTCTCTGGGTTCTAAACTATCTGTAGTTGTTGTTATCCCAATATTTTTCCATTCATTAATCACACTGACAGCATTGTAAAACACGTGTGCTGGATCGGAGACAGTCCAAGTATTATCATCGCCTAAAAGGGCTTTGCTAGTGTTCAATTCAAACATTGCTAGCGAATGATATTCTTTTGGTGTCAACTTCAACCAAGCATACGCGAGAATCCAATAAAGGATTAATGTATTGTCAGTAACTGTGTTTACGGAACCAGAGGGATTTCCCCCTTTTTTCATTATCAAAATACCTTCAGCGGTTAACACAACAGTGTTAATTAAATTTCGATAATACGTCTTGAAACGTTGTAAGTTTGCCTGTGTTTGTTCTTCCGGAACTAAACACATCCAACGAAACTTTGCACAACCCCACATCAAAAAATCTCTAAGAGATGAATCATATTGTGATTCATCCAACGCATATCCGTTTTTAAAAACGTTTAATTTTTGGTAAAGTGCATCCCAATTTCCTTTAAGGGGTGACATTCCAATTACCGATGCGGATTTCAAATGTGAGTCGTACATTTTTTCATTCATGTCTGAAAACAACTGCGTGCCATGTGTTGTGGCATCCGCTGGTCCAGCGGTGAAAGTCCTAATACTGTTATCTAGGATCTTTTCAGCAGGT